TATTGGCAACACATCTCAATTACAGTTTGACCAAGAGTTTGGTAATACATTCTTTGGCACTGGTGATACTCTCATTGGTGCTGAAACTCTTATGGAATTTAGAGCAGCTGACCCTATAAAAGTATTAGAAGGTGGTGATGTTCTTATTTACGATGAACCAAAAAAGAAACATGAGTATATTATGACGTGCGATGTTTCGAAGGGAAGAGGCCAGGACTATTCTACTTTTACCTTAATCGACATTAGCGTATCGCCTTTTAGACAAGCGGCTGTATATCGCAACAATAATATCTCTCCTCTCCTCTTCCCTGATATTATTTATAAGTATGCAAACCTCTACAACCAAGCATACGTTGTTATAGAATCAAATGATCAAGGAACTTTAGTTACAAGAGGTTTATATTATGATTTAGAGTATGATAACTTACATATGGAATCTGCTATTAAAGCAGATAAAATTGGTGTTGAGATAACAAGAAAAACTAAAAGATTAGGTTGTTCTGGTATTAAAGATATTTTAGAAAATGGCAAATTACTTATTCAAGACCATAATACCATTATGGAAATATCAACTTTTGTAGCTCGTGGTCAATCATATGAAGCATCTACAGGCAATCATGATGATCTAGTAATGAATCTAGTTATGTTTGGTTATTTTGCAAATACAAATATGTTTAGAGATATGACCAATATCAATCTAAGAGAAATGATGTATAAAGAAAAAATTAGCCAGATAGAAGCTGATATGATGCCATTTGGTATTATAGATGATGGAGTACCAGAAACGCCTGAAGCATCTCCTAATTGGAGTGATGCTCATGGAAATGATTGGGCTATAGATACAACAGATAGATTTTTCTAAAAACCAGGTTAATATAAATAAGGCATATGAACATCCGTATTATGATAAGCTTATCAATAGAAAAAACTGAGGAATAAACGCTATGGCACTTACAACTCCATCTCAGTCTCCAGCAATTGTTACGAAGGAGATTGATTTAACAGGGGGTGTACCTAATGTTCCAACAAGTACCGGTGCTTTTGTCGGCGAATTTCGGTGGGGTCCTGTTCAGGAACCTACTCTGGTCGCAAATGAAGCAGGGTTAATAGAAACATTCGGTTCTCCCGACAGTGACAACACTGTCGAATGGCATTCAGCCGCACAATTTTTAAAATATTCTAGTGACCTTAGTGTTGTTAGAGAAATCAACGGAGCTACAAACGCTTGGGATTCAGACGCCGGTGGCGCTGGAACTGCTGCTGCTCCTGTTGTTAAAAACAGAGATAACTGGGACAACCAGATCAGCGCACTTAATGACTCTGATCACACATTTGTATCCAAGTGGCCTGGTGTACTAGGCAGCTCAATCGAAGTACAATTCTGTACTGCTGACTCGTCAGGTACTTCTGACTTCGATGCTTGGACTTATAAGAGTTCTTTTGATGCCGCACCTGATACATCTGCTTGGGATAGTGCAAGAGGTTCATCGAAAGATGAAGTCCATGTTGCTGTCATCGATGCTGGTGGTCTCTTCTCAGGTACTAAAAATTCAGTACTTGAAACATTCCCATTCATGTCGTTGTCATCTGATAACAAAAATGCCGATGGTTCCACGAACTACGTCAAAAATGTTATTAACAATGCTTCTGAATATGTTTGGATGGCTGGTTTTGGTGGATCACACACGACACCACCATTTACTGCAAAAGCAGGAACTGCATCAACAACTGCTAAAAACTATGCCAAAACTGGTACAGTAACTGGTAGCATGAGAATGGCTAACGGTTCAGACGGTTCTGCTTTAGGTACTGCTCAGTATGCAACAGGCTTCGACAAGTATGAAGATGTTGATACAACCTTGGTTGATTTCTTAATCGCACCAGGTTTGAATCTACAAGCAAGTCAAACAACTGTAGTAAATGACCTAGTTGCTATTGCACAGGGTAAACGTAAAGACTGTGTTGTCGTTGCATCTCCTAACAGAGCAGCTGTTATCAACAATGCAGATCCAGTATCTTCTGCTGTTACTACGGCAAATACATTCACAAACTCATCTTACTTGATTGTAGATAATAACTACTTGAAAATTTATGATAAGTTTACTGACCAATATATCTTTGTACCAGCTTCTTCTTCTACAGCGGGTATCATGGCAGCAACAGATTATAACGCTGCACCGTGGTTCTCTCCTGCTGGACCAAGACGTGGTCAGTATTTAGGTATCACTGCACTAGCATATTCACCTAAGAAAACGGAAAGGGATACACTTTACAAAGCGGGTATTAACCCAATTGCAAATATTCCTGGACAGGGTGTATTACTGTTTGGTGACAAAACTAAACTTGCAAGACCAAGTGCATTTGACCGTATTAACGTGCGTAGACTGTTCTTAGGACTTGAGAGAGCAATTGCTATTGCGGCCCGAAACGTTATGTTTGAATTCAACGATGAATTTACTCGATCCGAGTTTAAAAACGTCATTGAACCATTCTTGCGTGAAATTCAAGGTCGACGTGGTATCACCGACTTCCAAGTTGTTTGTGATGATACAAACAATACTCCGGCAGTTATAGATAGAAACGAATTTGTATGTAGCATCTTTATTAAACCTGCACGTTCAATCAACTACGTAACACTAAACTTCGTAGCGGTTAGAACAGGTGTAGAATTTAGTGAAGTTGTTGGTACTGTATAAGGCGCGGGAGAGAATAAATGGTCCTTTCAGTAGACGACTTTAAAGCAAAATTGAAAGGTGGTGGTGCACGTCCTAATTTATTTAAGGCAACCATCAACTTTCCTGCATATGCAAATGGAGATGTAGAACTTACATCTTTCATGTGTGAAGCAGCTCAGCTACCTGGTTCAATTATGGGAACAGTTGTTATCCCATTCCGAGGCAGACAACTTAAAATTGCTGGTGACCGTACTTTTGATGTATGGTCTCCAACTATTATCAACGACACTGATTTCCGAATCCGTAATGCAATGGAACGTTGGATGAACGGTATTAATGCACATAGTGCAAATACTGGTCTGACAGCACCTGTTGATTACGAAGCAGATTTGGTTGTGGAACAGTTGGATAGAGATGAAACAGTATTGAAGTCTTATAACTTCAGAGGTTGTTTCCCTACATCTGTATCACCAATTGATCTTGCATATGGATCCAACGATGACATCGAGAGATTTACGGTTGAATTCCAGGTTCAGTATTGGGAATCAGATACTACTTCATAAGAAGTGTATATATAAAAACAGGTGGGGCAGAAATGCCCTACCTAAATTTTAATTTATTTGAGAGAAAAAGGTATGGCTGAAAACTCTTTACGGCTCTTTGGTTTTGAAATATCAAGAACCAAACAGGCTGAACAAGACGATAAGAAACTAAAATCAATTGTACCCAAGATTGATGATGATGGTGCTGGTTATGTTACTTCAACCGGTGCTCATTACGGACAGTATGTTGATATCCACGGTGATAAATCCAAGGACAATTCTTCATTAATCCACAAATATCGTGGAGTTGCAATGCACCCAGAAGTGGATGCTGCACTAGAAGATATTGTAAATGAATCCATTACGGGAACAGATGATACACCGATTGAATTACAGCTAGATAAGCTAGAGGTTTCTGACAAGATTAAAAAGTTAATGACCGATGAGTTTAAAGGCATCATGTCTATGATGAAATTTAATGAACTTGGTCACGACATCTTTAAACGATGGTACATCGATGGCAGAATCGTCTATCACTTAGTTGTAAATGAGGACAATACCAAAACTGGTATCGCTGATATTCGTCCTATTGATTCAGCCAAGATCCGCAAAGTTAAAGAGGTCAAGAAAAGGAAAGATCCGCAAACTGGTGCTAATATTATTGAAGCTACCAATGAGTATTACATCTACCAAGAAAAACCAGGACAGCAGAACTCTGGTGTAAAACTTACAAACGACTCGGTTGTGTATATCACATCTGGTCTTTTAGATTCTGCACGTAAGTCTGTTGTATCACACTTACACAAAGCATTAAAACCTATCAACCAACTGCGCATGATGGAAGACTCGCTTGTCATTTACAGACTTGCTAGAGCGCCAGAGCGCAGAATATTTTATGTTGATATTGGTAACCTACCGAAAGGTAAGGCAGAAGAATATATGAAGGACTTAATGTCCAAGTATAGAAACAAACTAGTATATGACGCATCAACAGGTGCCATCAAAGATGATAGAAAACATATGTCAATGCTGGAAGATTTCTGGATGCCACGCCGAGAAGGTGGTCGAGGCACTGAAGTATCTTCCTTACCAGGTGGTACTAACCTAGGTGAAATAGATGATATCGTGTATTTCCAAAAACGACTATATCGTTCTCTGAATGTACCAGTAAATAGACTTGAACAAGAAAGCCAATTTTCACTTGGTAGATCAACTGAAATTAATAGAGATGAACTTAAATTCCAGAAATTTATTGATCGTCTCCGTAAAAGATTCTCAATGGTGTTTCGTGAGATCCTTAAGAAACAACTTATTCTTAAAGGTATTATTACAGCCGATGATTGGGAAGAATTGTATAATGACATACAGTTTAACTACTCAAAAGATAATCATTTTACTGAATTAAAAGAAGCCGAGATACTAAGAGAAAGGCTACAAACACTTGATCAAGCATCACAATATGTTGGTGAATATCTCTCTAAAGAATGGGCAATGAAAAACATTCTTATGTTCTCTGACGATGATATCAAAGATATGGGTCTTGATAAAGAAGATCCGCCAGAAGAAGAACCAGAACAGCAACCTGATAATGAGGAATAAACAATGAGCGAAGATGTAGAAATTGAAAATACAGGTAGTCCTATGGAAAATCAGGACATTATGACCATGATTGATTTCACTGCTGCCAGTAATTATAATAAAGCAACAGAAATTTTTAATGATATGCTAGCGCATCGAGTAGATGATGCTCTTGAGCAGAAGAAAATTGCCATGGCAAATAAAACATTTAATGGCATCGATGATGAGGAAGAAGAACAACTTGAATTTGATCTAGACGATGAAGATGAAGATCATGCAGAAGATGTAGATGCAGAGGATTTATCTGATAAAGAGATTGAAGATGCTGTTGATGAAATGGAATATGAAGAAGAAGTAGAAGAAGTTTAAAAACTAAATTATTATAAATAAGTGTAATAATTGAAATATTTTTTTACATAGGAATACAAGCATGAAGCTAATCACAGAGTATACAGAATCCAATGTGGAATGTCTGGTCGAA